CCACGCTTCTTCGAGGTACGGCTGCAGCGTCATCCCAGGGATCAACGGCTGCACCCCCGGTTGGTGCGGCGACAGCGTCGGGACGCGCCGCCAAATATCGGCATCCGAGGCCGCCATCGCCGGCACACATCGAACCAGTGCGCCGGGCTCCCGGAAGGTATGCACCACCCCGTCGGGCATTGTCAACGCCCACTCGGTGCGCCACGCGTCGCCCAGGGTAAGCGCGGACGTGGTGGTTCCCAGCACCGTATAGGTAGCCACGCCACCGACTTGCGTCGTCGCTCCCGTCACCACCGAGGCGTTCTCGGCGTTGTACAGGGTAAAAACGCCAGCCGATGGCGCGGCAAGGCTCCCGCCGCGGTAGACCGCCAGAGCGAGCGTCGTATCCCGCCCACGCTGCACCAGCATGGGCCCGTCGACGCGGGGGCTGTAGGCAACCGCGATGGGCATCGTCAGACCATCTCGGCGACGAGGAAGCTATCGCAGCGGCAGGAGTTGCCGGCGTTGGCGACCGACCAAAGGCCGGTGGCCTCGATCTTCTGGGCCACGGTCGAGTCGAGCGACAGCGACTCAAAGGCGACGCGGGCGGTAGCGGTACCCTCGGCGCCCGGAGCGGAGCAGAAGCCCGACACGAGGACGACAGAGGTCGAGCCAGTGTTGCGCACGGTGGCGGTCAGGCTCCACGCGACCACGTCGCCGTTGGCAACGTCGACCGCGCCGGAGTCGGCGACGACGGTCCCGGTCAGCGTGGTCGGACCAACGCGGACGCGGATCCGCAAGGTGTCGGTGGAGTTGGTCGCGGTGGCGACGACGGCGCCCGACAGCTGGTAGACCTTGCCGGCCTGCAGGCCGTTCGCGGGGATCTCGTAGGATCCAAGAACGGTCTCGGCGGTCGAGTTGGTGAGGGCGGTGCCAGCGGCGAGAAGCGTATAGAGCAGGCGCATGTTCTACCTCTTGTCCCGCTCAAGGCGGGTGTGAGCTTGTTCGGACGCCTGACGCGCAATGCGTCGGGCGTTGTCGGCGGTGATCCCCGCCTCCCGCAGCTGCTGATATCCCCGCTGCTCGGTCGCCGTCCGCGAGCTGTGCGCGCTCGCGCCGGACTCGGTCTTGTCGCTCATGCCGCCCCCATCATCCGCGCCGCGCGGATCGCCTCGATCGCTGCTTCGGTTCGCTTGATCTGCCCGCGGAGACTCGGGTTCCGATCGACGCGGTCGACCAAGCCCGAGAGGATCGACGCTTGATCCTGCTCGAGCTTGTCGAGGATAACCGGCGTCGGCGGCGGGAGGATCCCACTGGCGACCAGCGACTGCAGCCACGCGACGTAGCCGCGGGTCCGACCGACCAGTGCGGAGCCCGGGGTCGGGTGCTCCCACGGCGAGACGTGCGCGGTCCCGCCCTCGACACTGACAGGGACGCAATACCGGACGCCGCCAACGGTGGGGTCGAGCACGATATATCCGCGTCGTTCCTTGATATATCGGCTGTTGTCCATCACGTATTGGACGCGGCCGGTCTGCGGATCGCGGCGCGACTCGACGCGCGAGACGCCACCCAGCAGCGGGAGCTTCGCGAGCTGGGGCACGACGACGAAGGCGCCGTCGTCGCAGTCGTCCATCGCGGTCCACCGCTCCGGGTGGAACATGTACAGAAAGGGCGGCGAAGTCTGGATCCGCGGGAGGGCCGCCGGTGCGGCGACCCGCCCCAAGATCTCGTAGGGCTCGCTGTCAGCGGGGGCCGGCACGGGGGCCGGCGGTGGCTTGACTTGCTTGGACATCTGCTACCTCGGGAGCCCGGGACTATGCCCGGGCGGTGGAGTGATCAGGGAGCGTCGGACTGGATAGTGAGGCCCGCGGCGTCGTCGAGCTCCACCACGCCCATGTTCGCGTGGCCCACGTAGGTGGTCTCGGCGCCGAGCGAGTCCCGGTTGCGCTCCATGAGGACCGGCCCGACGTAGACCTGATCGCTCGGGAAGTCCAGCGGCGAGATACCGTCGGCCCAAGCGATGGCGCCGGCGCCCAGGAAGGCGGAGGCGACGTCCGCACCGGCGTTCATCGAAGGAGCGCGCGAGGTCTGGTAGATCTCGGTCTCCAAGAACGAGCCCTTGTACGCCCCACCGGCGCGAGACACGAACTCCCCGCTCTGCGCCTGCCACTGGATGGCGCCCGCGGACGCGGTGGCGATATCGTTCTGCAGGTCGGTGACGGCCTGGGTGTGGCCGATAAACAGGAGAGGCCCGCGGTTATTCGCGACTTCCATCACCTGCTTGCCTGCAAGGAAGGTCGCCAAGGTCATGTTCGATCCGCTGGTTCCGATCGGCGTCCCGAAGGTGTCGAGCAAGTTTGCGACCAGGTCGACCAAGGCCCCTTCGTAGCTGGCGAAGAAGTCTTCCGCGAGAAGCGCCGCATCGAACTCGCCGAGCCCGTCGGTCAGTTTCGCGAGGTCGGTCGCCTTCCGCGCGAGTGCGAAGGGCGACACGGTCACGTCAGCAAAGGCGCGGCCGATGTCGGTCACCGTGGCGGCGGCGCCGTCGGCGCGGGGCTGCATGCGATCGCGACCGCCGAGGCCGAGACGGCGCACGCGAACCACGTTGGATTCGCGCATATTGACGCGACCACCGTAAACGAAGGCCGGATGCGCCGGGAGGCGGAAGGGGTCGTTGAGCAGGTACTGCCACTGCGCCGCCATGACTTGCGAGAGGCGGTGGCCATCGGCCAACAGAGAAGCGTAGGTCTCACCCATGATATGACTCGGCGGACCGCTGTAGCCTGTTGCGCCCTTTCACGGTTGGCGGCACCTAGTGGCTTGGGTCTCGGATCTGGCATACCAAACCCGAGCCCGGCGTGCAAGTCAGCGCAACTCGCCGCGCTTCCGCAACTCCTCAAACTCCGCCCGCGCCGTGCGATCTCCGCGGGCCATCCTCTCTGTCAGCGCCTGCAGTCGCGACACATCCGCGCGGCTCGGGGTCGCCGCCGCACCCGCGGTCGCTGGGGCCTGCGCCGTCGTCGTCGTCGCCGGTTGCGCCACCGGTTGCACCGCGGTCGGTGCCGAGCTCGCCGCCACCGGAGTCGGCGCGTCGATCGTCCGAGCGAGCCACGGGGTCAGGGCCTTGGGCGCCTTGCCCGGGTCGGACCGCAACTGGCCAAGCCACCCGACCAGATCGGGCCGCGACTCCTCGGGGAGTTTGTTGTGGTACAGTCGGGCCAGCTCGACGGCCTCGGGATCTGTCCACCCGGCACGCGCCAAGGTGGCCTCCTCCCGGGCGCCGGTCAGTTCGCGCTCGAGTTGCGCGGCCTTTGCCGTGGCAGTCCCGGCGGCCTCTGCCGCTTTCCGCGCCGTGTCACGTTCGGCGATCACCGCCGCGAATCGCTGATAGGGGATCCACTTCCCGCCGGACTGATCGACATACTCGTCTGCAGGGGGCGACGTCGTCGACGCCGGGGGCTGCGCTTGTTCGCTCATGTGTCGCTCTCCTCGACGCCGTCGGGCGCCTCTTCGTCTTGGGTGTCCTCGGCGTCGTCGGGCTCCTCGACTTCGGGCGCCGCCTCGTCTTCCGCGGCGGTCTCCTCCAGCTCGGGGGCTTCGTCCTCCTCAAACCAGTAGCGCACGCGCCACCCGTCGACGGGGAGGTCGAGGTTGCCGACGCGATTCAGCTCCTCCGCCACCCGGCTACACAAGCGCTCATCTGCGAACCGGAAGACGGGCGCGTATCGCTGTTGGGCGGTCTGCTTCGCGGTCGCACTGATCTCCAGGGCGTAGCCCGAGCGAGGATCGCCACTGACTCGCGCGGCGTCCGCGGGGTCAAGGTCGAGATAGGCCGCCATCCGGCGTTCATACCCCTGGATCCCCTGGGCGATCTCGGTCGGGTTGCCTCCGCTCTGCCACTGCCCCACGATCGGCTGGGTCTCGATCTCGCGTCGCGTGCCCTGCAGCACGGTCGACGGGTCAGTGACGATGGCGCTCCGAGCCGCCGCCCCGGAGCCTTCGGGAGACGCCGGGCCCCAAGCGACGTCGATGGAGTACCGCTGGGGCCAGCTCGCGTCTTGCAAGACGTGCAGGTAGAACGTCCACTGCACGGCGACCGACAGCGTCCCCCAGTACAGCTCTTGCTCCTCGAAGGGATCCCAGAGCGCCCCGGTCATCGCCGCATGGTAGAGGACGTGAGGGATCCCCTCGCGACCGTCGCCCAGGCCGCGGATCTCATCGCCGCGGATCGACTCGACGCGCATGGGCTGACCGACGCGGTACACGTCGACCACCCACTGGGGTTCCCGGCCGACGGTGCGGATCCGGTACTCCCGCAGCTCGACCGGCTGATCCGGTTGCAGCGGGTCGGGAACGCCGACGACCAGGTCTGGGTAGACCGGCCGAAGAAGGACGTCGTACGATCCGTCCGAGCGGGTCACGCCCTGGACGTCGAGGAGCATCTCGCGCAGTCCGAGCGTGTCGCGCTGCAGTCGCTGGAGGAGAGGGATCGCGCCGGCGAGATCCATGTGCCGCGACAGGACGACCGCCGCGGCGGCGTCGTCGTGCTCGATCGTCCAAGGCCGATCGTACAGAGTCGCCCGACCGCCGGCCGCTTTGCGAAAGGGGTTGGCGCTCAGGTCCGGCGTCCCCCAGGCGTCGGCGCGCACCGACCCGACCCGACGCCGGAGCTCGTCTTCGAGGTCGGTCATCCACCGCCCGTAAAGCATCCGCCGCCGCCGGCGGGTGTGCTCCCAGCGTTCCGAGTCTTCGCGGTTTGTGGGAGCGGGCGGGACGTGGACGGGCATCGAAGACATGCATCACCCGAAGCGGACTACAGAGGAAGACGACCGACGGCGCGACCGCTCGCCGAAGATCCAAGGGTCAAGGGCGTAGCGCAGGGCGTCCACCGGGTCTTTATAGTCCGAGTCGCGCATATCCCACCGCTCCATGGAGTCGATAAGCCGCCGGCACCGCGGGTGCACGGTCAGGCGACCCGACGACACTAGGTGGTAGACGTATCGCGCCCCGATCCGCAGACTACCAGCGCGGCCCTCTCCGCGTTTTACGGTTTCAATCTGCACCGGGGCCCCGTTGCCGATCTGCCCCGTGCGAAACAATTCTTTCGCGATGTGCGCCGCCAGATCCTTGTTGCTCTTCTGACCGCCGGTCCCGGGCATGTGAACGCGGTCGCCGTGCGCAAGGTCGACGTCGGACCACCGGAGCCCGTGGCGCTCCAGCATGGAGAGGATCCCCTCGGCATCGTGACGCGGTTGGGCGACGCCGGTCGCGTCGACGTACTCGTCGATGACGTGCACCACCGGCGCCTCGGAGTCGCGTTCATCGACGTAGAGCAGGAGAGCGATCTGCTTGCCGGGTCGGTCGCCGTGGTCAACGCCGATGGCGACGGTAAACTCTGGCGCGTCGGGCAGGGCCGGCGAGATATTCGCCGAGCACCATCGGCTGAAGTATCGATCGGTGGTACCGCCCCTCCATGCGCCGTCCACCACGATCGGCCGCTCCCAGTCGTCGCACAAGTCGCCGAGTTTGGCGATCCACGCTGCATCCTTGGGGACACCTGACGCCGTGGTGACTGGCTTCGACGTGCCGACCGGGATGAGCTCCGCTTCGGTCAGCGGTCGCCAATGGTCGTGGATGGTCCCGGCTTCGCAGAGCGAGCGCAAGTGCTCGATCGTCTCGTCGGGTGCGTTGATCGGGGTCAAGCTCATGAGCAGGACGCCGCCGCGGTCCTCGAGGCGCTTCGCCGCTTCGACCAAGAGGCGGGTCGAGCTCGGTGGCTCGTCAAAGAGGACCACATCAATCGACGCGCCGGCGAAGCTGATCGTATCCTGGCCCGCTGTCTTGATCCGAATCAATGACCCGTTGCGAAACTTGACAACTGGCGACTTGATCGGGGCGAAGCCTTGCTCCACTGTGTAAGCCGTGCGCGGGTCAAGCTCGCCCCAAGGCAGGAGCGCGGCCAGTTTTTCCTGGATCCCAAGGCTCTGCTGCCAGCTTGCGCAGATGATGTAGGCTTGGATC